GATTAGTTGGATTAAGTTAAATTGAAACGACGGAGACCACCGGCGAAAGTAACGCCAGCAGCTACGTATCCGTACAGCATCAATTCAATTTCGCCAGATGTTGGAACGTTGGCGGAAAGTGTAAGTGCAGGAGATTCAAAAATTTCAATCGAACGTGGTTCGATGATAAATGCTGAATCGTCAATTGTTGTTGAGACCATGTTTGCATCAACATATAGATCCAAGCCCAAGACGTTTCCACGAATTGATGTTGGATTAGCAGTACCACCGGCATTTTGTGTCAATGGCTGAGCATTGTAAATTGGACGACCAGTTGAATCAGTTGCACCCATCAAAAGTGACCATTGTGATGTACCAGCAACGTATGCAGTTGCAGTGCGCTTTGTTGCACTGTATGCAGCTGCTGATTCTGTTGATACGAATGAGATGATTCCGGCTGATGATGCAGCTGTTGTTGCAGCTTGTGTTCCACCGGCAACAATTTGGGCGATTACATACTCATCGACCGCTTGAGCGTAGCCATCACGGAGATTCTGGAGCATGATTTCATAGAATGATGGATCTGAGCGATCTAGCAATTCTACTGAATAGCGTTGGAATCCAGCCTTCTTGATTACTGTCGCATTGACGTAAGCAGAAGTGATTTGAGTTGTTCCAGTTGGATCTCCGCCTTCTGCCACTGTTGCCACTGTTGAATTGGCAGTGATTTTAGGAATTGAGACTGTCATTCCGTATGAGTTAAGTGGACGTGTACCACCGCAAGCGTCCACTGTTGGGCGAACCAATGTTGTGTTTGTTGCTACGTCGCGAATGTATGAAACTGGTGAGAACGCTGGATTTGTTGAGAATGAATCATCGGCAGCAGCTACGTACTGACGTGAATCTTCATTTCCCATCTTGGCTTTGATTGTGTGCTCAAGGTAAGCGCCTGGTGTCTGGATTGGTGAACGTGGTGTTGTGAAATACAACGGACGAGGTGTCTCTGTTGCAGTTACGACTTTGGAAGCCTCAACCGCTTCGGCTGCTGCTTCGGGAACGGCTGGAGTTGATTCCATTTCGTTTTCTCCTTGTGTTGTTGGTGTGGTTGTTTCTGCTTCTTCGGCTGATGCTTCTGATTCAGAATCTTCTGGCTCACTAGCTGCGACGGCTACTTTCGCGCTCGCAATTGCTGGATCTGTGACAAGTGAGACTTCCTTTAGCGCACTTGCGCTAATAACTAAAACGCCATCGACATTCTTGTATTTTTCAGCAAGAACTCCGACGCTAAATCCATCACGCAATCCGGATGATGCCTCTACAAGGCTATCGTTTCCAGCTGTTGTGTTTCCAATAGCAAATGTCGCATCGATGCCCTCATCGGTCACTTTGTAGGATTTCAAAAATCCAATTGGTGCTTCACGGCGATGCTCAAGTAATAATTTCGTTGTATTGCCAAAAGTAATTGAGCCAGGCTTAAACGAAGTCGCTCCAGCTGATGTTGATCCAGTTTCATTCCAAGTGACGATGCGTCCGGAGATTTCTCGTTTTGGAAAATCCGTTGCCGTGACTTTGATTGAAAAGTCAAGATTCATCGGAGTTGGCTTTGTTTCTTTCATGAGATCATATCCTCTTCTCGTCGGATTTCTTCTGTTGTAATTGCCCCAATGTCATAAAGCAGTTTATAAACCTCAGCACGTTCTTTTGCTGATCCGCGCAAATAATCATCAAGATCAAATTTAACTTCTTGAGATGCAGGAACGAAATCATTTGGCATTCCAGTCATTGAAAGACGTTCCTCAATGCTGGTCATAACATTTCTCAAAGAGAAATCGACGAGACTTTGACGCGAAAGCGCAGCATTTGAATAAGTCATACTGGATCCAGTTTCAGCATCGACGTAATAAGCCGGAATGCCGCAAGCTCTGGCAAGTTCAGTTGCAACGTAAGATCTTGCCTGATTCAACTGCAATTTCTCTGGATCAAAGCCTAAAGCCTGTAATTCAACGTCAGCATTCAAAAAAGCCGTTGAACGATTGCGTCGAGCGCTGCCCCAAGATTCGAGAAGCTTTGCAATGCGATCTGCTGGCAATGCTGTTCCGTTAGATTTCAAAACCATAGTAGGAACTGGCTCGCGTGCATACATAACCGCAGCACGTTCTAATTCTGCTCCGGCTTTGATTGTACGGCCAGCACGATTCAAAATTCCTTCATCATTTCCGTAAAAAACGGCTAAAGCGCCAACGCCAGAATCAGGAACCGGAATGTTGTCTACTGTGTAATACTCAATCTCTGTTCCGCGTGCATTTGTAATAATTCCGACGCGAGTTGGCGAAATTCTTTCAGCTGCGCGAATGCGATATGTGTCGGCGTAAATTTCCGTGATTCTTAAATAGCCGTAACCAAACAAAAGTAAATCTTCACAAAGCCAGGCATAGGTGCTAGATCCTGGAACACGTGGATCCGGTTGATTGATGCACTTAGGCGGTGTTTCTACTTCTGTACCATCGGCCTTGACGCGAACCTTTAACGGAATCGATGCAACGCTTGAAGTGATGATGTTACGGGCGCGAGCGCACGTTGGCACTGACATAAATTCCGCACGTGATGCAGTAATGCCAGTAATTCCATAAAAATTATAAATTGAATCTGTGGTGTTTGTAGGAGCTAGAGATGCTGAAACATCATAGGTCGGTGACGGATCCGATGTTGTGATGTTGCGTGAAAATAGTCCCATAGCCCGAAGTCTAAAGGTCTCCTATACATCTAGCCGACCAAAATATCAATCTCCATCTCTGGGCGTGTCGCAAAGTGTGTCGCAAGAGCTGAAGCCACCGCAGCGCACACTGCAACGCTTGAGGCGCGCCGACCGATGATCCAGCCGCCATCGCCCATTGGTAATCGAACGGCCGATAATATCTGCTTGGATAACTCTGTCTGTTTTCCGTGGATCAATCTTTTTGAGGTAATTGCGCCAAGCAATTCATCACAGCTCTGGCCATACAACGCGCCATCGATGTCAATGACTGGAATTCCTGCCGGCTGTAATCGCGCAGCTACGGCAGAGCTTGTTCTCTTGCTAAAAGCAACATATTCCAGCGGATATTTTCTGGCATAAGGCGCAATGTCGTTGGCGATAGCTTTATCATCCAACGAGATCGGATTGTGCCAAGTGTGCAACAGCTTGATGTTAAAAGTATCGTCAGGATTTTTTTGAGCCGCAACAAGCGCCCCATCTCTACGATCCGGACTTAAATCAAGGCCGAACCACGTGACTTTATCCGTATCCAAGACAATTTCATCAGATCCACATTCTTCCCATTCTTTGACAGGAATGGCTCCGGAGATCGTATTGACCCAACGGCATAAGACTTCAGTTTGGACAACATCCGGTGGATCGTTCAAGACGGCGCGAATGTTATCTTCGTGAATCGTGTGGCCAAGTGCAGGATTGCTCGCGACCCAATTGCGTTCATCCTCGATCTTGTCTGAAAAGGCTGACCATTCGAAATATGCAATGTCGTCATTACCACCGGCAGCCGATGCCATTCCGCGCTCGCGCAGCTGATTCAAAATTAGGCTGTGTTGGTCTCCGGCATTGGAAAATGTCCACAACTGAGGATTTTTAGCCGCCATCATCGTATAGCGCATCGCTGACCAGGCTTCAGTATCTTTCAACTGACGCGTCTCATCCATATAGACAGTCTCCGGCTTGGCAAATCCACGAGCTGCGGCATTTGCTGCCTTAACCACGTAGCGAGCACCGGAGATCAATTCAATCTCTTCCGATCCGTGCGCCCAGCGGATTTTCTTAACTTGTTTCGCTAAAGCCGGATTGTTTTCAATGATGCTCACGACGTGGCGAAACGTCTCAAGCGATGTTGTAAGCACGTGAGCTGATCCGAGTTGCAAGGATTCTTCCCATAGGAAAAGCCGAGCCAAGATTGACATCTCCATAATGGTGGACTTTCCATTCTGACGAGCTGCCACAATGACCACCAGTGGAGCGTGCCATCTTCCATCCGGCTTGATTTTTAAAGCGTGCTCGAACACGAATTTTTGCCACGGCATCAGCTCAATGCCAATCGATGCGGCAAAATCAATGACTTCAAAGCCTTTTGACGGCAAATCGTTGAGCATAGAGTGGATTCTGGGCGTTGCTGAGCCGATTAAGCGCTCTGGTGCGGGTTCAATTCCCTGTTCGTCCCTATTCGAGCCTGTAACGACCTGCAATGAC